AAAAATGCCTTTGATAATTTTAAGACATTCTATAACTTGTGTAAAGATGACTATGATAATCCAACTCCTAAAAAATAAATTTTTCCAACTACTTGAAAAATTAGATAGAAAACGAATTATCCTAGATCGTGTTAGCAAAGAACCGTATCTTGAAAGGTATTATATTTTCCTAAAATATAGAAAACATTTTCCTTTTAACATATTTTTACATAAATTTTTAAAGGGCGACCCTGACGATGTTCATGATCATCCTTGGCCGTTTGCTACACTTATTATCAAAGGTGGCTATTGGGAATACAAACCTGTTTTTAACAGCCTTGGAGAACAAATTGGAGGAAAGAGATTTTGGTGTAAACCGGGCTCTTTACGCTTTAGCTCAGCTTGTAGTTATCATCGTATTGAGTTAGAACCAGCAGTAGAATGTTGGACAATATTTATACCAGGCCCGCAGCTGAAAGAATGGGGGTTTTTAGTTGGCAATAAATGGGTACCCAATGAACAATACCTCCAATCACGCAAATTTAATAATATTTTAACCTAACTGCCATACAGAATAAATCCGAAAAATGTTTATAGAATAAAATCCTTAAAAGAAAATTAAAAATGGATCACGACAAAATAAAAAATAAAATGGCAGAATTAATGCAACCTATTGATCAACAAATAATGATGTGTGACGATACAGATGAACTATTAATGATAGCCTGCGCTATGTTACAACGTGTTAAAGAAATTTTTGATAATACGTTAACTGAAGAAGGACGCAGAAAAATGTTTAAGGATTTTGTATGACTGACTTAGAAAGGGCATTGGAAGATGGAACTGCACCGTGGACAGAAATCGAATATAAAACACGAGACTTTTGGGTATTCAAAGATGCATATCCGGTTACCCAAGGGCACTTGCTATTTGTGCCTACCCATAGAACATCGGATGCATTATTTGAATGTTACAGAGGAGCATATAAATTCGGCTACGAAGGAATCCAAAATGAAAAATGGGATGCATTCAACATTGGTCAAAACTGTGGGGAGGCTGCTGGTCAAACAATAATGTATCCACATGTTCATATGATACCAAGACGTAAAGGAGATATGGCTGATCCTACAGGTGGGGTAAGAAATGTTATTCCTAACTTTGGAAATTATTTAAAGAAAAATATAACACAATATCAAGAATCAGCAAATTATTAGGAGACTAAAATGTTTAATAAAGAAAAGGTTAAAAAATTAAAAGAAACACATAGAAGATTAGATGACGAAATACTTCGTCTTGAATTAATTAATGCGGATCAATTCCGTATTCAAGAATTAAAACGTCGTAAACTTTACTTTAAAGATGAAATCTCAAAACTCGAACAAATTGACTATGCACAATCACAAAAATCAAACTGAAAGTTTTATCTACACGGTTAAGATAGATTTGCAGCATTGGCAGGGCATTAAATAGTGGCATAATCCCTGTGCAATGATATTAGAAGTGTTTGTATTTCAAGGGCATAGATTTATTTACAAACCGAGTATAGATCATATGCTGTTTAAATTTAAATCGGCTAAAGACGAATTACTTTGTAGAACACTTTTAAGTGAAAGATTATAGACTAAACCTAAATAATGATTTATAATAAATACTCAGGTGACTTTATGCAATATACAAAAGAATTATTAGAGGCTAGATCTAACCACCTAGATTCTAAAGAAGAATTACTTACCGAAGTAGAACTTCCTCTTAATCAAATAATTCGCGAGCGTATGAAGGCTGCAAAAAAACGATATTGGGCTGGTGATAATGTTAGCGATTATGTTAGCAAAGATAATAAAAAAAAACTTATTGAAGAAGCTACAAGCGCATTTGAAACAGTTTTAGATACCTTATTAATTGATCGTCATCAAGATCCAAACAGTAGAGGCACAGCTCGACGACTGGCCGAGATGTATTTTAATGAAATAATGGCGGGAAGATATGATCCAAAACCAAATACTACAGCATTTCCTAACGACTATGAAGATCGTTATGAAGGTATGCTTGTAGTTCGTAGTGAGCTTCGTAGTATCTGTAGTCATCATCATCAGCCCGTTATTGGTGTTGCTTATATTGGTATCATTGCTGCAAATAAACTAATTGGTCTTAGTAAATATACTCGTATTGCACAATGGTGTGCTAGACGAGGCACCTTACAGGAAGAACTAGCCAACAATATTGCTAGAGAAATCCAGCGTGCTACAGGAGCTCAAGATTTAGGCGTGTATATTCAGGCTCAGCACGGATGCTGTGAAAATAGAGGCATTATGGCTCATTCCAGTCTCACACAGACTACCGTTTTGCGAGGAGCATTTAAAAACAATTTAGGCACCAAAAAAGAGTTTTTTGATAACATTAAACTCCAGCAAGACTTTGCTCCACGCTAAAATAATTTTTATATTGAAAGATAATATTATAATATATTGCGACAGAACAGATAGAAAAACAATTCTAAAATAATGAGTAAATTAAAAGTTAGTGAACTTTTTTACAGCATACAAGGTGAAGGAAGATACATGGGTGTACCTTCCATATTCTTACGTGTATTCGGTTGTAATTTTACCTGTGATGGTTTTGGTATGCAGAGAGGAGAATTAAGTAATGAACGAAATCTCATTGCAGATCGTATTGGAGAGTTTAAAGAGTATAGAGATTTACCTCTTGTTCATACCGGTTGTGATTCTTATGCTAGTTGGGATCCTAGGTTCAAAGACCTTAGCCCTGTACTTACAACAGATAGCATTGCAGAAAGCATCTGCAAAATGCTCCCGCATAAGGGTTGGCAAGACGAACACTTAGTTATTACTGGCGGTGAACCCTTGTTAGGATGGCAAAAAGTTTACCCTGATCTTTTAGACCATGAAATCATGCAATGCTTAGCCGAGCTTACTTTTGAAACTAATGGAACTCAAAAATTATCTAAGACATTTAAGAAATATCTCACTGAATGGACCAATAAAAATAACAGAAACAAAAATTCAATAACATTTAGTGTCAGTGCTAAATTGCCAAATAGCGGAGAATTATGGTCAAATACTGTTAATCCAGATATTGTGTGCGAATATGAGGAAATAGGATTTACTTATCTTAAATTTGTTATTGCTAATGACGAAGATTTATCAGACGCAGAACGAGCAGTTATTGAATTCAGAAAAAAAGGATTTAAAGGTCCTGTGTATATTATGCCTATTGGAGGAGTAGAATCAGTTTACTCATTAAATAATCGTAGGGTAGCAGAATTTGCAATGAAACTAGGATGGAGATATAGTGATAGATTGCAAGTTCCATTATTTAAAAACGAATGGGGCACTTGATGAAAAGCTTTTTAAAGAAAATATTTAACATCACAGAAATGGAGCAAGCATTAGAAGAAACTCGCCGTCAAATAGAAAAAATTGATGCTATTAAAAAACAAGCAGAAGAAGCAGCAAAAGCAGCACTAAAAGAAGCAGAAGAAGCCAAACTAACTCCTAAAGATCGTGCTACAGCTAGAAAGGAACCGTGGGTAGCTGTTTTAAATATAAAAATGAATGCAGATAATGTAAGAAATGGATTTTTTGAACTTGACTGGAACGAATATTTCATTATACAATTACGACAGTCAGGTTATGGGTTTGAAGGCGATTTAGAAGAAGAAATTGTAGATCGTTGGTTTAGAGACATTGTTCGTCTTTTGCTTACTAATGAAGGGTTAGATCCTACAACAGGATCTGGTTATATTAATGTAGTTCCAATTTCAAAAGGTAAATCTGAGATATCATGAACTATATCCTTGTAGATACTGCTAATACATTTTTCCGTAGTCGTCATGTAGTTAGAGGCGATGCTGATATAAAAGTTGGTATGGCCCTTCATATTATGTTTAACAGCATTAAAAAAGCTTGGACCGACTTCAAAGGCGACCATGTGGTATTCTGTTTAGAGGGCCGTAGTTGGCGTAAAGATGTTTATAAGCCATATAAAAGAAATAGACAAGAAGCTAGAGATGCTATGAACCAAAAAGAGCAAGAAGAAGATAAGTTATTTTGGAAAACTTTTGATAGTTTTAAGGAGTTTTTAATTGAAAAAACGAATGTTACGGTTCTTCAACATCCCAACCTTGAGGCTGACGATCTTCTTGCTGGTTTTATTCAAACTCATAATGATAGTTATCATGTCATCATAAGCACTGACAGTGATTTTTATCAACTTATTGCTCCTAATGTGTGCCAATATAATGGTATAAGTGAACAAACTATAACAATTGATGGCATATTTGACAAAAAAGGAAAACGTGTAATAGATAAAAAAAGTAAAGAACAAGTACCTGCACCAAACCCTGAATGGATTTTATTTGAAAAATGTATGCGTGGTGATAGCGGAGATAATGTTTTTAGTGCATACCCTGGTGTAAGAACTAAAGGCACTAAAAACAAAGTTGGTTTGTTAGAAGCTTTTGAAGATAGAAACAAGCAAGGATATAACTGGAATAACCTTATGCTACAACGCTGGGTAGATCACGAAGGACAAGAACATCGTGTACGAGATGATTACGAGAGAAATAAAATTCTTATTGACCTCAAATCTCAACCAGAAAAGATTAGAACTGAGATGATCAATACGATCGGTCAAGCAACCGCAGAACCAAAAAATATTAGTCAGGTAGGAATACGTTTGCTGAAATTTTGTAATCTTTACGATATGAAGAAAATTTCAGACAGTATTCAATTATATGCAGAACCGTTCCAAGCTAAATATCCAAAATAATCAAAAATGTACTTAATTAAGCCACAGACTGAATGGAGACAAAATGAACATTAAAGCTAAACCTATCGTAGATGGGAAGTTTTGGTTTGTAGAAGATAACGGTGTTAAGGTAGGCTTATTACATAAACTTGAAAAAAACAAATATGTAATCAGTAGCAAACAAGGTGAGGCTCAGCTTAAAAAAACCGAACTTGTAAATACATTTGGTAATGATTTTTTCCAAATTCGAGATAATATTCAAATTCAAACCAAAGATATTAAAGAAATGTATGGTTATCCTACTAGCTGTCATCCTTATCACCCAGTGTATGATGTGAAAAGAAAATTACCTCTTTTTACTAAAAGTCCGGCAAGCAAAAGTCTTTATTGTGCAGGGTTTTATACTATCAAATTTAATAAAGGCTGGGTCAAAAGTTTTTGTCCTAAATTAATTACTATTGAGCGTTATGAAAATTGTGGACCTTTTAAAAATGAATCAGAACTAAAACGGGCAATGATTAATGTCAAATCCGATTAATACCATCCCTATACAGCAATTTATACAACAAGTAAAGGCAGCTGAACTTGGTAATCAGCGTGAAATTAGGTTAGATATTAAAACGGCTAAAGTTTTAGCCTTTTCTATTGCAGAATTGACTTCTAGATTAGTTCAAGACTACGAAGCTTTAATTCAACATATTAAACCCCCAAATATTACCGAAAGTATTAGTATACACATGGATGGTGGAGGCTTTAGTAATAACGTATAAATATATACGTACTTAAAGGGACGTATATGTCAAGACCAAAGCCTAAAATACTCTTAGAATACGTTAATAAAAAAAATTATAAAAGTGAACAGGTTTTAGAAGCAGAGGCTATTTGGGCAGTATTTTTTCAAGGATATCCATTTAATCTCAAAAGTTCAAGCAGTATAACAAGTTACCCTGGACCAAAATATAAAAAGGTAAGTTTTAGTAATCCTGGACACGCTTATAACTTAGCAAAAAAATTAAATCAGATGTTTAATACTTCTAACTTTGAAGTAGTTAAACTAACAAAAGGTGAAATCATTAAATGATCTCGAAAGAGACATATACTAAAATATTTCTACAACAAAAAGAAAAATCTATTGATAGTGCCAATGTAAAACATCATCTTTATAAATGGTGGCAAAGTCATAGATCTAAAGAAGTAGGCGGCCTACGTCTAAGTTTGGATGGTTTCAAATTTCTAA